TGCGATCTAACTTCTCTTCAGAAACTTTACCCATCTATGTCTCCTTTTACCCATACGATATGGGTATCTATGGGACAGGTCAATGTTTTTTTTGTAAAAAATTTTTTTGACCCCCTATGGGTCCCATACGCAGTAAAAAGTTTTTTTCTGGTGATTGTTCGTGGAAAACAGTGTGTATGTGCTGCACCGACACACACAAAAAAATAGGGGGGGCCATAGGCCCCATATACCCCGATTTTAGAACAATTGTTCGGATTGCTTAGGGTACCTTGGAAAAAGAAAAACCCCACACTAGGCGGGGTTCTTTGGTGGGTCTTAGGTGTGATTGGCGCTTAACGCGCCAACTCATCTATGCGATCATTCCAATATTCGAATAGCTCATCTGACAAACCTGCCCAAACGGATGCAATGCCAATGCGATTTTCTGGTAGCAATGCAACGCCACCAGTTTGTTCTTCAATCGTTTGTAAAACTTGGTATCTGGTATGGTCTGTTCCATCACCATAAGACGCGCCATTTGATTGTTGCGTGTGAGTGACAACAGCATTGTCGCCAACGCGATTTCGGATTTCAGATACAGCCGCGCGGACGCGTTGTTCACTACATCCAGTCGCGTCCATAATATCGCGCGTTGTCGCGCCATTGTCATTGCGCATCATTGTGTATTGAACGCCAACGCGTGAATTCCTACGGAACGGATCAACGGGTGTATCAGTAACAATTGTTCTAGATGCATTGCCGTCAACGCGTTCTGTTTGTGTCCAGTTAACTAGATTAAGAATAAACTGCACCCAATTCCAAATTTTGGTAGCGTCAATTGTGCCGCTATGTTGACGGAATTCAATTGTACCATTGCGCCATGTGTCCAAGTTAATCGCAAAGAATTTACCATGATTTAATTCTTGAATAGTATTGGCGTTTTCAATTCGCGTTGCATTTAATGGTTGGCAATAGCGATTGCTTGTTCTTGAACGCGGAAACATTTTATTGATTGCGTCCTGTTGGCGTTCATAACGTTGCATGATGTCTTTAACAATCACAGCGTCCATTGGTTCACCATGCTGTGATAAGAAACGTCCAGTACGTTCTTTGTGTGAAATGCTGTCGCCAGTAAAACGTGCCGCATGCGTATCATCATTTAATGGCGCGTTTGAAATGTGAACGTGCAAACCACATGCTCTGTTTACGTCCGCGCCAACGTTTGAAAGTGTAGAACAAATCTTTTCAAGATATTCTTTGGCTACTTGGCAATCTGCTAATGGTGGTAACACTATTTCCGCGTCAACGTTTGGTGTGCCGTCTGGTTTTACATCGCATCCCTTTATTCCTGCTCTATCAAAAGCGTTTTGTATCCTTGATATTGATACTCCTGCTGTTTCTATTTCTATTCCAAAAGTGTAAGTCATTGTTTTTACTCCGTTTTTTACTAGAACTAGGGCAAAGCTGTCGCCCTATACCTATTTTATAAATTATTTTATCCCATATGACAAGGGATTATTTGGGATTATCTGGAACAATTGTTCGGGTTATGCTTTCCAGCCAAAAAAAACGCTGGAAAAATCCAGCGCAAAAAATCAATTTTTTTATATTTATAATGAACGTGTGTGTGTATATGTGTGTGTATATGTATATATATCTATGTATATATATCTATATACCCCGATCCCGATCCCCGATACCCCGAAGCCCGAAGGCTCGACCCCGAAGGGTCAAGCCCGATGTTTATTTCATTGTGTGCGCTAATGTTTTCATTGCGCTAGTCTTTGGGTTGCCGTTGTTCACAATAAAAGTATAGCGGTGAACATCGCAAGCAAGAACGCCGAACCGTTCAGCATCATGGTATCTCATGAAGTGCGGCTCCTCATCCATATCTACAGGTTCAGAAGTGCCGTAGTTCTTCAATGCCCACTGGCAAAAATCTTGGAACGGCTTTTCATCCTCATACTCGAACCCGCTAGTGTCATCATAAAACAGTGCGGTTGCCCAAAAGTCGGGCAACTCCAGTGTGATCGTTTCCATTCTTTCTCTCCTTACCAATTAAGGGGGAACTCATCCCCGTTTTCATTTTCAATTACTCCATCTGCTCCAATGTCGTCAGGATATTGGCGCTTCAACTCTTCGATTGCAGCGCGGCGGTTCTTGGCAACCATAGTAAGCATCTCCATGCCGCTGTCGGTTTCAAACATAATTTCGTAAGTCATTGTATATCTCCTCAACTAGACTAATCCCAATATATCCCAAATGATTTGGGTTGTCAACACAAAAGATAAAATAATTTATGCCAGGTTGTGCTGCCAGCACCGGGCCTTCACTTGAACAATTGTTCGGGTTGTGTGCCGGGGAGCTGCTTGGTCGCCGGGGGAATCTTCCGGGCGGGAGATGCCGGGTGAATCGCCGGGCTGCCAGCGGGCCGGGGGAGTTAACCCGAACAATTTATCGGGTTGTTGTCCCCGGCAAGTTGTCCCCCGGCCCGAATCCCGATAATATGTCTATATGTAGTAGAGGCGCTGGGAAGCCCGATGAGTAACCCGAACAAATTCCCCAAGCCCGACCCCGAAAACCCGAACAATCCCACCTGACGGCCCGATTTGGGGGCGCTGCGGCCCCGCCAGCCACCCCGCACAAGGCGCACCAGCTATTCCGCTGGGCTTTCACTACAATCTGTTATAGGGATTTGTTCGGGTTTTGTGGGATTTTCTGCGGGTGTTACGTCAATCATGCGATCTTTAGCACGTTGCATGAATTCTTGCAGTTGCTCAATGATTTGATCCCGTGTGAGATTATCAACGTTTTCATGCGTTACATGGCTACGGGCAACCATTAAACCCGTGACCTTTAACCTGAGTTCTTCTGCTTTGATGGCTGCGGAAAAGTTACCTTCTTGCCATGCTTCATCTCTGAGGCGCTGCATATCCCGAACAGATTTGGTTATGGTTACACCGTATTTGCTTTCTAGTTCCTGCCGCATCTCTTCCATGCGTTCTTTTACGCGTGGGTGATTGAGAAGCTGCACAGCGGAAACGTTCGGGTTTTTGTATCCTGCTGCTCTGGCTGCTGCCGTTTGTGTCATGTCTTTGTGGACGTAGTTATCTAAAAACTTTTGTTGGGGAGGAGTGAGGCGCTTCGCTCCCTTTTCAATCTGCTCACCTACTTTTGGCATCTGCTGGCTCAACCCGAATAATTTATCGTGTTCATAGAATACCGCTGGCAGACCGATGACGCAAGCCCAAAAGCTCCCAATAGTTCCCAAGCTACGGCAGTTGTTCGGCGCGTCTATTTTACGTCAGGGGGGAATGGGTATATTCCCCCCCTTATAGGGGGGTGACGTAGTTGACGTAAAATAACCTATTGATTTTATTACATTTTCTACGTCAAAACGGAAAGTTGACGCAGTTGACGTAAACGGGTTAAGTGTTTGATTTTATTACATATTCTACGTCAACGTCAACCGCGTCAGGTTTTGACGTAAAAAAAGTTGACGTAAAAAATCGTTTAAAATCAATGGGGGCAAAAAGCATAATTTTTTTTATATTAGGGGTTGACTGTCCCAAATAGATTTAATAGAGTTGGGATAGTCTAGTATAGAGGAGGCATAAGCCATGACAGACACAACAACAAAAACCCGCATTACCCGCGACCTTCAGGGCGACCTATTGGATTGCAACCATGTAACCCGCCGCCATTTTAGAGCGTGGCTTGATGGTTCATATAACGGTGAAGAAAGCTACCGCGCAAACAAAGCGTTTTTGATGGCACACCACACCGAGCCAAAAAAGTTGCGTTCTTGGGTTATTAACCAGTTCACACAGTTTACCGCAACCGATGGTTATTGCTCTTACGGTTACGCGCAAAAGGTTATTGTTGACACGATTGACCGCGACACACTGGAAAAGCTGAATGATGCGCTTATTGATGATGCGCTTGATCTTATCGAATACGACTTAAAGGAGGCGGTTTGATGTTTGAATTTATTTACAAAGGCGAAAGTATTCAGTTTGAAGGATATAACGAAGGTGACGCCATGCGGGATGCAAACAACATGTTTAATCAAAAAGAAGAAGGCATGTGGAGTAATAGCAAGTTTGAACCTGAAAAGTTCACATGGGTAGAGGGTAATTTTTTCGATTAAACCGAACACATCTACCAAAATTTTAGCCCCTGCATTTTGTGCGGGGGTTTTTTATTGTTGACACTTGGGATTTTATGGGATAAGTTTATTTATCTAGTAAAGAAAGGAAATAAAATATGTATTATTTAGCATATGGAATGAACACAAACCGCCATGCGATGGCGAACCGTTGCCCGAAGGCCAAGCCAATGGGCGGCTTTTACCTACCTAATCACCGTTTAGTTTTTCGTGGTGTTGCAGACTTTCGACAAGATCAAGACATGGTTTTGCCTGTTGTCTTGTGGGAGATTTCTCACGATTGCTTGAGGGCGCTTGATTCGCTTGAGGGTTATCCGCATTTATATGACCGCCGCAAGATCAACGGCGAGTGGTTGATTTACGATATGAACGGCGACAAGGGCGCAATTCGTGAACCGAGCATGCACTATTATGATATGATCGAAGAAGGCTACAGAGATTTTGGCCTTGATGATTGGTATCTAAGAGCAGCGGCTAAAGAGGCGGAGTTGGTAGCATGAACAAGAAAGAGTTATTGATTGCGCTATTCGAAGAAATGGAACGCGACTTAGCAAAGATTGACTGGCAAGATATTTTTATTGCCGTTGGTGTGTTCGGTTTAGTTGTTCTCTGGATTTTAGGAGTTGTTTATCAATGGTGGTAGAACCCGACATAACCCGAATAATTTGACCCTCGCAGAAATGCGGGGGTTTTTTTGACTCCAGCGGATAACCCGAACAATTTACCGGGTTATTTATTTTTATCTTTTCTCTTGCGTCCCAAGTTTTCCCATGCTATAAGATTGGTACAGTTGACAACCCGAAGCTCGTTAAGGACTGTTTGGATTACAGCAACGTAATCTGATTAGTGGTTGAACCTCAAGTAAGGTTGCCTACTGCCTCAATAACTAGACTAGCCCCCCGATAATTTTTCGCACATACAAATTGGTCGGGGGGTTTTTTTATTTCATTAGATAAATTTTTTTATTGACAACCCATATCACTTGGGATTATATGGGGTATGTCTAGCGAAAAGGAGATTTATTATGGGTTTAGATATGTATTTACGAGGCGATAAGTATATCAGCCAGTACGATCATTCACAGCAAGCGCCCGAAGGTGGTTCTTTGGAGGTCAAGCGCCCCGTCATTGATGGGTTTGAGATTACGTCTTACAACCTTGATCTTGGTT